GGCCCATCTGGCCCATAAGTCCGTAGCCAGCCTGTGCACCAGATACGCCTTGAAGCCCCACACCTGCTCCGCGCATACCAGATTCGGCACCTTGGATGCCAACGCCTGCACCTTGCATACCAAGACCATAGAGTTGACCAGCCTGACCAAGCCCACGAAGTCCAGCCTCTTGCCCAGCCATCGCCTGGCCGATACCAGATAGGCCAAGCTGCCCACCTTGTAGCGCGGTTCCAAGTCCTGCTTGAGCACCCTGAAGACCTTGCATACCCGCCGTGACGCCAAACTGTTGAGCTTGTTGTGCCTGCTCAAACGCACGTTGCAACCCTTGAGCTTGAATGTCGCTGAGCTGTTGCTGTAGACCGGCCTCACGCTGCCCTTGGAGAAGAGCTTGGCGAGCACCACCGTATGTACCTGTGCGGACCGCCCCTAGATTCTGACCAAGTTGAGCACGCTGGGCGTCTTCAATAGCCTTGCGCTTAGTAATCTCTGTGACGTTCTGTTGGTACGGAGACATGTAGGCTTGCATGGCCCGAGGATCGGTAGCCATACGCTCGTAGGTGCCACCCATACTTGCTGCTTGACGGGCGTACTGACGGGCCTCTTCTCCAACGTCTCGGCCTAACTCTTCTGCACGGAGGCCCATGCTGCCAATATCTGCTGCGGTACGGCCATACATCTGCGCTTCAGGAGCCATTCCGGCCCCCATCATTCCGTAGCCAGCACCCAGTCCACCGAATCGAGACCCTTGTGCGCCGTATCCAGCACCCATTTGGCCGTAGTCATAAGCACCCATAGCGCTTTCTAAGCCACCCATGCCAGCACCACCGACCATCTGCTGACCAGCACCAAATCCGCCAGGACGCCGCATCATCCCGGTTTCAAACATGGATTGCTGCTGTAACGGGCTAAACGAAGCGACGTAATCTCTAGGGTCGGCACTGTAGGGAACAAAAGGCTTAACGCCTGTAATGTTGTAAGTACCGTCTGGGCCTTGTTCCGTCTGAAATGTCTCTTGCGTCGCAGCGCCCAGGAGCGCTTCGGTTTGAGGTCTTAACCAATCAGGGATTGATTGCTGGTAGACAGTGCTAGTAGATGGGCCACCACCACCGCTGCCACCACCTTCTAAGGTCATGCCGCCAAAAGGGCGCTTCTGAAAAGCCCGCTCGGGCAGCATTGAAAAGTGATCGTATCTCATAATTGAACTTCCACTAAAGTAGTTCGTGGCTCAAAGCCGTACCGTTTCCATAAACGCACGATAGATTCTCTACCGTATCCCTGGACTTTTGTCGCCCCGCGCTGCTTTAGAATCATCTTCAACTGCTCAAACGTGTCTCTGTTTGAAATCAACTTGCCGCCGATAAGAGTGATGAACGCCACTCTGGCCATCGGGTAGTTCGCAAAAGACACTGTGGCTGCACCGTGGATTTCTCCTTGTTCATCTACAGCCACCAACAACAACCACATACCGCTCGTTAAGAATCCTTGGACATGATGTATGTTGTAACAGTTACTCCACTCCGGCGCATCATTGTCTTTGACCAGGGCGTCAATTAAAAAATTGTCTACACGCGGCCATATCTGGGCAATGTAATTGGTATCAACAACCTGGATAGAAAGATTCATTTTTTCAACAGTGAGTCAATACCTTCTCCGTGAACCTTGCCGCCTGCTTTTGCACCGCCACCACCATGATAATTACCGGTATTTGCAAATTGCATCGCCGCATCAGCCGCGCCCTCTGATCTCGCCTGGCTTACCAACTGATCTATTGATGTTTGGCTTGCAATTGGGATAGGCCGATACTGTGACTTCATCGGCTGCGGAGAGAGCATGGGTGCGTCGTAGTTTACGGAGTAAGGATAATTAGATGGTCCTTGCCCAAATCCGCTCAATGCTTCACCGGCGCCACGAAAAAGTTTTTTGAACGCGCTACCTCTAGGTTGTGTTTGCTGCATAGGTATTGGGTTGTATTGAGTTTGCATTGGCTGCGGGGTCATAGGCTGAGGCATCTGATCCATCGTTCTAACCTGCTGGTCATAACTCGGACGATAGATTGGCTGGTAGAGCTGTTGGTTCGGACCAAACGGCATGTAGTTCGGCCTACGTGATGCAGTGTAGGGATCGTATTGACCAGGGGATGGTTCATACATTTGATTGGATGCACCGCGCCCCAACTGCTGATTAAACGCATGTTGGTTTATGGCGTTGTAAAACTCTTGCATGTGTGGCTGCTGCGGACTTATCATCCTGCCGACTGCTGATCCCATGCCTATCTCCTACGCAGGAATGTACTTGTTGGGATTGATTTCTTTGCCCTGGCGCTTAGTTCCAGTACGGGACTTGCGTACTTTGTCCATCATGGCATAGAGCTTCCGCGCACCAGCGTCTGTGGACCCATTGCCTAGGCCAGAAACGACATCTGCCGGAACGACAAACTCACCGTCTGCTAAACGAGCAGGCTGCTTGGCTCCAATCTTGGCGGGGATGCTGTCAGACATTCCATCGCCCGGCCCTTTCAGTAAACGGCCACCATCGGAGTAAGAACCCAGATGACCACCTTTCATGTAACGCTGTGCCACTGCGGAGTCTGCTAGGCCACCACTTGCCATTGAAGAGCGATACCGGTCAGGGTTGTAGTTGAATCGACTAAGGGGGCCACTATACTTTTCCTCTTCCGGCAGACCTTCTACGTCATACATCTGACCAATTGCGGATGTTGCTGCACCCAGACCAGCAGGCATGAGCACGGGATTTCTAGCGTAAAAGGAATTAATGGACGGGAAGGTAGGCGTCGATACTGGACCAGCACCAGCCATTTTACCTGCTGATACTTGTGTTGGTGTTAGTTGGGTAGCTAACTCAGACCCCTGATAGCTAATACCCCTGGAAATATCTCCCATTAAAGCATTTTGTGCTGCTAAGTCTCCGGCTGTTCCACCTACCCCAGCACCAGATGCTCCGGTAATCCCCGTTGTTGCGATTGGAGAAGCACCTCCAACACCTGATCCTGCTGCTGCTCCAGTCGTACTTACCGAACTTACGGGAGCTGCTGCCGCCCCACTTGCTCCAGCACCAGCCCCAGCAATCCCGGCCCCAACACCACCACCGGCAGCGCCTAGAAGAGCACCTTTAAGCGGGTCTCCACCTGTTATTGCAGAAGTACCAGCGCCCGTTACGGCACCAATGATCATCGCCTCGCCTACGCCCGTACCCATGAAATCCTCCTAAATACTTGAATTGACATATTATCCGCGATTTATTAGCCATTGACTAGGCTACGGTCACCGTCGGAGCTGTTCCAGAAATCACCAAAGTGTCAATGCTCGGCTTGACTGTTACGTCCGGTACTGCTGAAACAAACGTAATAGATCCTATCGCCGAGGGTATTGCCGGTCTTGCAAAAGGAGACACCTGCGGCCCATCGTGGAAAATATAGACCCCATCTGTCGGTACCGTAGGGTCTCCTGCCTGATCTGTAGCCCAGTAAAGCTCAACCTCGTCACCCACTTGCATACTAAATGTGGCTTCTGAATAGGCGGCATTAAAACCTTCATCACCAGGGCTGGCGCTTTTTCGGGCTGGAATTGTAAAGATCGTGGCCGAGTTTGCCACATCAACACCGTTAACTTTTATCCAAACCGTAGCGTAGTGAACGTCATTGGCCGTATTAATGAACTGTAGGCTGTAGGTAATCTTATATACCCCAGCATAATCAGCCGTTGCCGATCCGGGCGCAGCCAATGTCCAACCAAACCCAGAATCCAGTGTGTTCCACTCTACAACCGTAGGCGTGTTATTGCCGCCAGCAATCTGGTCTGTCGAGTCTGAGGCAGAGATATGGGGGAAGATAATCCTATGCCCACTGCCGTTGAATACCCCGCCATTGAACTGCTCGCCGCTAAAACTCCCGCCGTTAAAGTAGGTTCCGTTTAATGTCGTGCCGTTAAACGTGTTCCCAGTAAAAACATCGCCGGTGTAGTCATCCCCGCTAAAGTCTCCACCAATAAACTCATCTGCACGGTAGGAGTTGGCCTGCTGAGGGGTAAGCGAATCTAATTTGTTGAAGTACAACCGCAAAGCATTGATTAACTGGTCCATCTGCTGACGGTCGTACTGCTCCCGTGGCAGAGGAAGTGCTGGTGCGCGGAATCCTATGAGGGCCATTACCGCTTACCGTCTGGTTGAGCGTCAAGCCTAGGAGCACCGAGCTGCCATTGCACTCCAAGCCCGTCAGAACTAATCCGTATGGCCATCTGGCGTCCCCTGGTACGGATAAATACCTGTTCCGTGTACTGGTTCACCGTGGTTTGAATGACCGGCTTTTCGTTCAAAGCGTTGTTGGTAAATGTTGAGCCAGGGAAGTTACGAGACCGGACGCCCATAGTGACTTCAGGATTTGCTGCGGTAGACCCGTTAAAGTTCACATCAGGGATCACCCGTTTGGTCAGCATCAGTTGATCGCCATCCTCAATATCAAAGTCAGACGACTGAATAAAAGACTCCATCGGCAGGGTGCCATCGTCCACCCCTACCTCATGGGTGTAAAGGACTCCAGGATTCTGAGCCTCATCCGTAGACACTGCCGTCGGGAAGTCTCTGGAGGACACATCAAGCCAGGCCGTGCGAGTTAAATTACCGTAATACCAGATTTGATTGAGGTGGTTGTAAATGACGTACCGGTCTACCCAGTTTGAGTTTGCACTGCAATAGAACCACCAGATCTCGTTGTAGCCCTCGTTTGTTCCGCAGATAACCTGGTCGGCCTGATCAAAGTTAATGTCTTTAAAGACATACTCCCGCAGTGTGCACGGCAGCGTTTGCACCCGGCCATCATAGGCGTAGAACTTATCCAGACCCATCCAGTACGTCACGTTGTTCACAGCGATACATGATCGTGGAGACATAACTGAAATGTTGTCGGCTAACTCCTGGAGACCAAACACTTCAATAGTGCCTAGGAACTGAAAGCTGTACAGGTGCGTATCTGTGAAGACCACAATCTCTTGCCGTGTTGGTAGCGCCCGGACAATCCTTGATCCACGGGATACCCGAATGAATCCAGCGGAGTTTGTCAGTAGCGGCGTCCAGACGTTTGGCTGATCCTGTGTGGCCCAACGAATAAGAAGTGGATCAAAAGAACCAGGAGCTCCAGCATACGGTTGGCATCCAAAAGCCAAGAGGTGTTTATCGTTCTGTGAAACCAGGATCTGATAAGCAGACTCTGGAACATCTGCCGGAGCCACACCGTCGATTGTGAGTCCAGACAAGAGGACTGCTCGGGTACTCAAGGCCCCTTGAGCGTTTGCTGTAGCACCACGCACCCAGTAATAAATTGGTCCACCAGTAGCCAAGCCAGCACCTGTCGTAACGGCACGAATGTTGGCCACCAGGTCATTGTCAAAGTTATCAAAGAACCAATCTCGTTGCGGTAGGTATACGGGCAGTGGACTAGCCAGTCCCCAAGGAGTTGGAGAAGAAACTAATTGAGCGCTCTGGGTTCCGCTCTGTGTACCAGTCGTATTGATGGCCGCGCCAGCAAGTGTTAGTGACAATCGGCATGTGCTGCCGGATGCGTTAACAACGTAATACGCTACCCCAGCCGATAGCCCCGTAGGAAGAGCACCAGTTGTAGAGAGAATGATGACGGTGTTATCTACCGGGGTATACGCTGCAAAAGTTAACACCGCCGGAGAAGCAACAGTGACCGTAAATGTTCCTATCGTAGATAATCCAGTTGTGCCTCCAAAGCCACCAGTTCCCCAACCATAACCTGCTGTCTGAAGGGGAAAGCCTGGGTGAATCTGGCATCCGACAAATATAGATGTCCCGCCGCCATTGGTTACTGTTGATGTAGCCGCTGTGGAAACAACAATCTTAAAGTTATTGGCGTCCGTTACTTCCGTGACCTTGTGCTCAGCATTCAAAATAGCACTGGGTATGCCGCCTACGTTCGCTGCACCGGCAATCGTGATGTAGTCACCTACTAAGCACCCATGCGACGCGATATTGATATTGACTGTGGTTGAACCGTTTGTCGTGTCAATACAGTTATCAGTAGTAGGAGTCTTAAATGTGTACTCTTGATCAGGGGACGCAAGTGGGCTACGAATTGGTGTGATGTCGTAATACAGGCCACCTACTTCAATGTATAGCTTTTGATCCGTACCGACTGCTAAGAAGTTGTCGGTGTAGGACGTAACCCAGTTCCATAGCTGCCGACAGGTTCCGATAAACCGTTCAGGCGTAGCTTCTACCCAGCCCCCAATCTTTTGCGGAAATCCAGAATAGAACCGGATCTTGTCGCACTCGTAATAGCCGCCCTCGTTGGCGTAGTTCGTGGTGTCACGGTTGATACCAGGACGCAGGACGATCTTTTTGAGCATGATTAGGCAACCAATCCAGGTAAGTAGACCGTCTTTCCATCTTTCCTGGTGGCGGTCATGACCTGTTTCTTCAGATCTTTGTCATCGTAACTAACATGAACCCAACCACTGTCAGGTACGCCAGGAGTATAGAATTCCAAAATAAGCTGTGTGTAAGCCAGGTTGTCTCTAATATAAGCAGCAAGCTCTGCATTTGGCACCCCCGGTATCTCAATGTCAGCAGCCATCCCCCGGCAGTGATCCGAGGTTCTAGACCCCCCTACTTTAGCATTTACATCCGGCGAGCGATAGCCCGAGTTAACCTTGACGCCCTTCTGGTAGTGGTCACGAATGGGCTGCAATACGTTGGCGCAGAGGTTCAAAAGGTTGTTCAGTTCGTCTGGGCCAGGGTTGTTCTCCATGCCATGACGCAGCGCCGTCTCAGACTTCACCATCTCAGCTAGGCTGAAGTTCTTGGTCAGTTGGGTCATTTCTTTTCCTTCATAGCCAGGATCTTCTCAAGCGTCCGACCGCCAAAGTAGAAGCTCATTATCAGCATCCCCCACTGGCCTAGCAGGGTGACGTAGGACTCGTTGGCGTTATGCCCATAGGCAGACATGGTGGCAAATACCGTGTAAACAACGAGGATGAAGATCAGAGTCATGGGGCGGATGTTCTTTGACAGCCAGGAGTCAGACGCCATGTCATTCTTGGCACGCTCCGTAAGATTGTCCTGCTCATTCATGTCGGCCTGGAGTTCGTCCAGACGGCCTTCTTTCTCCAATTTCTTTAACTCAAGCATGGCTTGAGCCTTGGCCTCTGGACTCGGCAATACTCTGTCGATGACTTTCTCACCAATCGACAGCAACGCAGCAAGGGGATGTGGCATTTACTTTCCTATCTTCGTGCTGGCAACGCCAGAAATTACACCGATCGCAACGAGCATGATCTCTTTCAGAATCTCAAGAAACTTCTGGTCTATGGGGGCCATCTGTGTCAGGTCATGATCAACAAAAAGCACACTCAGAATGATGCCAAGAGTAGAGATAACCAGCAACGACAGCACGCCAATAACCACAGCGGCCCAGACCATCGTTTGAATTTCTTCTGCGGTGTATTTCATCCTCGGTCCTTTAGCATGTAAAGCCAGAGCGCACCAATCATCAACCCCACAAATATAGACCCTGCCACAAACAACCAGAACCCCAGAAGAATCTGCTCCATCAACCTAGCACGACGAGCCTTCTTCTCCTGCGCTGCTCTTGCTACTTCCCGTGCTGCTGCTTCTCTATTCTGTCTAGCCTTTACCTGAAACGCCTGCCAGTCATCCCACAACCCAGGTCGGCCCTGGTAGATGAACATCTCTTTAAGTTCTTGCTCCTGCTTCTTTAACTGCTCTAACGCAAAAAATTCTTCTAAGTCGTTACGCTTGTGATCCGGTGTTGCTGCTACCTTTTCTTGAATCTTTGCTTTGTTGTCAAAGTAATCAAATACAGCTTTACCAGCCTGGATGATCTCCCCGCTGTTATTGATAGCCTCCTTGATGACCGCAAAGGCTGCGTTGGCAGCGGCAAGTTCTAGTAGCATCGTCAGCCATCTCTTTGCTTTATTTTGTCAAGCTCAACCTGAGCCTAGATTTTTAGTAATTCGATGTCGATAGTCATAATATGTTAGTAAGCACGGCTTTTAAACCGTCAACATTATTTGCAGCATCTATCTGAGTTTGCATAGCAGCATATTTGTCGCGTATTTTTTGACGCTCTGCTTCTGCTTTTGCAGCCTCCATTGGAATTGTTGCTTTTATGTCTAAAGGTGCAAACTCTTGTGCTCTAGCTATTCGACGCTTTTCATGCGCTATTTCTTTTGCTTTAGAAAGATCAACTTTTATTCCCATGTCCATGCTCCACGAAAAGTCCTGTCACTAGGTATTTGTGATACATCTACAATCTCATAAGGAACACCAGCAGGAACATCTTTTGCCGCTAACTCTTCAATCGTATGTGTTTTAAGATATTCTGATGTAGGAATGACTACAGCAACGCCGCCGTCATCCTTTCTGTAAATAATTCGTTTGTTCATTTTTTCCTCTTAATTAGCGAAAAACGGCGATGGACACGACAACCGGATCAGTCACCGAGTTACCGTTGATCCAGGCCGAAAATATCAAACGTGCAGCAGAGCTAGACACAGCAAACGATGACACAAATCGGTCATTAGCAGTTATCGTTCCGTTTTGTGATCCACTAGCTGTGATTGCGTAATTTGTATCCGCCATTACGGCAGTAAAGTTCACAGTGTAGTCGCCAGTGCCATTATCAGTAATACTAGAAACATTACCAGACTCACGAATAGCTACGGTTCCTGTACCATTAAAGTTTACCCACGCCCTTGCTGAATATGACGGAGCAGATCCAGACGCTGTTGACAATTTTGTTGGAAATCCAGAAGACCAAGCGTTTCCATTGGACAATAAAACATGACCACTAGATCCTGGCGCTACAAAATTAACTGCACTTGTTCCATTACCAATCAATACGTTATTGGCTGTAAGCGAAGTTCTACCTGTCCCTCCATTAGCGGCATTTAATGTGCCAGCAAGTGTTACTGCACCAGTAGTGGTTGTGTTGGGTGTTAGACCCGTCGTGCCAGCACTAAATGATGTTACTGTTAATGGAGCACTCGACACCCACGTCGTACCATTAGATGTCATTATATTGCCCAAAGCACCAGGCGAAAGCCCCAATATCCCGCTAGTGCCATTTCCTATTAACGCAGCATTCGCTGTAAGAGTGTTGCTTCCCGTCCCCCCGTTTGCTACTGGCAGTATTCCGTCCACGTTCGTAGCGTTTGTGAGATTGCAATACTTAGCAACCGTTTGACCTGTTCCGCCCCTGTTAGTTGGTAGCGTATTAGTTACCTGGGTTGCAAGGTCCACGTTGGTCAGAGCACCGCCAAGAGTCAGTGAACCGGACGTTGTGACATTGCCCGTCAGTGTGATGCCATTGACTGTACCCGTCCCTGTAACAGATGTTACAGATCCACCGCCCGTACCGATTGCTACCCCGCCAACCGTAGCGCCAGCAGGTAAGTTCGTCATGGCGTTTACTACGTCTGTCCCATTGTTATAGAGGTGCATCGTGGCCCCATTGGGAACCGAGACGCCTGTCTGGCCCGTGACCTTAACTGTGACAGCAAAACCCCCGGTCGTACCATTGCGGACTATGTAGGCTTTCTGCACTGCCGGGACATTGAGTGTTGCAGCTCCGCCTGGCGTTCCCGTTAAGTTTAAGTAGAGCGCCCTGGCGTCTTGAAGAGCGTTGGTATCAGTAAGCGTAAGAGTGACAGATGTGCTGGACATCGTCACATCTGCTTTACCCCCTATGGCCTGCTCGATGGCCGTGCCCAGGTTTGTGTTCGTTGTCTGGCCCCAGGTGGCTACCTGCTCACCCGTTCCAATGAGTTCAATCTTTAGTGGGCTGTATGTACTTGCCATAATTTACTCCGTCGTTAAATTCTTGAGCCTTACTGGAACAGCATGAACATATTACCAGTCGTGGGATTCGTAAAGATCCAGCCTGTGTTGTTGCCACCGTCTGTAGACAATGAGCCCGCAAACCATCTTGCGCCCCCCTCTGCAGTTGAGTCCGTAATATTTAATCTCTGGCAATTTGCAATCCCTGTTGCCATATTTAATCTATATATAGACCCTGGGCTCGTAGAATTGAGGGTTACTGTTCCAGCATTACGCCTTAGCGTAAAATTACTAAAATAGTATGTTCTGCCGCTAGTAAAAGTATACGTCGTTGATGATGGTACCGCACCTAAATCACCAAAAAGTAAGTTGTTATTTGATGCTAAAAAAGTTAACACTGTATTTGTCGTATTTGTTATTGTTGGAAGTATTGTAGGTGCGGTAGCTATATCTGCATCAAGTGACTTATCGCTACTAGCTGTAAAATTAATTGCTCCTGTTCCAGGATTGCACGTAAATGCGGGACTACCACTTTGACCGCTAATTTCCAATACACCACTAGGATACGTAGTATCATTCCCACGCAATGCTAGTGTTCCCGAACCAAATGTAAGAGTTCTTGCTGCGGACGGATTTGAAATTGACAAAAATCTATTTGTAGTTATGGTGTAGCCATTTAAATCTAATGTACCAGCAACGAAGTCAATATATTGTTCTGCGTCATTAGCGACGCTTTGCGTATCATGAGTAAAGTTTGAGTCAAATCTCCATGACCCACCTGCACCAGTAAATTGCACTATTGAGTCAAACGTCGTTTTGTTTTGCGTGTTGATTGATCTAACTGTTGCCGATGTCGATGCAAAATTTAAATACAAGTAATATGTTGTAAAAACTCCTGGAGGGTTTTCAAGAGTATAATTTCCAAAACTACCATTCCATGAGGGGTCTGTATAAAAATCTCCGTAAATTAAAATTTCATTGCTAGAAGCGGTAGGAATTAAACTTCCATTAGTAATAAATGAAATGTTTTTTACCTCAAATATGCTAGATACATACGTTTGTCCGGCTGCTATTACCCTTAAATCTATGGCTTTTGCTTCCGTGGCTGATATAGACGGTGTACCCCCATTGCACTGTAAAGCAAATTTTGGTGTTCCAATATAAGTTAAATTAGTAAGAGTTCCAATATTAATTATTTGTGTATTTAAATCTACCCCACCATACGTTATTAAAATCTCACTGGATGATCCAAAATCAAGAGTTCTAACACTACTTGTACTTGAAGAAAAAATTCCAGTTGATACCGAATAGTCATTTAGGTCAAGTGTTCCAGCAGAAACAGACAAAGTTCCTTCGTCGTGTATTGTTAAAGCGCTTTGCAACTGCCAAGTTCCACCAACAGCGTTAAAGTTTAAATTGCTTCCTACGGTCGCTCCGTTGGTAGTAATTAATTTTGTCCCGGACGTTGCTCCAAGTGTCACCGTATAACCGCCTGACGCTGTATCGGCTCTCCAAGTAACATTTGTGCCACCAATAGTAAGGTCTCCATATATCGTTGCAGAAAAACCACCACCAGCAGTCAGACTTGAAAGAGCGCATGTTACATTTGCAACAGTAAAATTATTTATCCGCCCAGTAATTGGGTTAAATGTTCCACCAGAACTTCCGCCCAAAACAATACTTAAATTAAGCGTATTTGCTTCTGTAACCCCTGTACCAAAAGCAAAACCTCTGGTCGCTGTACCGCCGGTCAGCGCTTCAACCAACCTAGTGCCAGAAGAATTAAAGTTAGTTGAACCGCTCATACTTAAAATTGTTGCTGCACTCGTATTCGATAAAACTATTTTTCCGGTTCCAAAATTAAGGGTTCTAACGTTTGAGTTAGAAGATTCAAACGACGTAGTGCATGTAAGCGTGTACGACTGAAGCTCTAATGTTCCATTTGTAAATGTAAACGTTGTGCTTGTAAGCGCGTCTGCAAGTTGAAATGTACCACCAACGCCATTGATCGTAACCGCGCTTAATGAATTACCATTTGATGTAATTGTTTTAGTTCCAGATGTTGCAGCAAACGTAAAAGTGTTTCCGGTTAATGTTGGGCTAGTTCCCCCAATTACAAAGTCACCAAAAATAGATGGAGTGCTGCCAGTAATCGTGTACGTACCGTTAAAGAAAGTGAGATTATTGACGTTACCAGATATTGTTATTGATGACGTTCCACCACCAGTGATAGTTGTAAGGTCTAAAGTATTAGCCGCGATAATTGAACCAAAATTAAGTGTTTTAGTTCCAGTTGCTGGGGCTGTAAGTTCTACAAGTTTTGATCCGCTACTTGTAAAGTTTGTGCCAGTAGATGTAGTCCATGACGTTGCCCCAACCGTACCGGCCAGCAATATTTTCCCTGTTCCAAACGCTATAGAGCGCACGTTACTGTTGCTAGAACTAAACAGACCAAGAGTCAGTGTGTATGACTGAAGATCAACTATTCCTTGTGTGAGAGTAAACGTTCTAGTAAGGCCAACCGACAGCGCATCTTGTAACTGTAATGTGGAGGTTGTGGCTCCACTCTTGGTAATTGGAAAGTCTAAAGTCTCCCCATTGGTCGTAATTGTTTGAACCGTAGATCCTGTAGCCGCAAATGTCCATGCGTTTGCTCCGCCAGTAAATGTTGGCGAGGTTCCACTTACAACCAGGTTTCCAAAAATACTAATGGCTGTGTTGGCTACCGTATAGGTGGCGTCGGCAAAAGTTAGGTTTCTAAAGTTACCGGCTGTGAGCGTAAGCGTAAAGTTTCCTGCTGTTGCCGGGACTACAACGTCAAACGTGTTTGCTTCCGATGGCGAGCCTGGCGTAATTGTTTGAGCAGCTCCAAGCGCTGGTTCTACGATTCGATCTGTTCCGGTTATTGTTAAGCTGTTTGCCGTACTGGTAGTCCATACCGTACCCGTACCAGTCAAGACAATTTTTCCGGTTCCAAAAGCAATCGTCCTGGTATTAGAGTTAGATGACGAAAACAAACCGGTCGTAAACGTATAAGACTGAAGATCTAACGTCCCATCAGTAAGCGTAGTCGTCCTGCCGCTGGCTACAGTTAAAGCGTCTTGTAGCTGCCATGTTCCGCTGGCCCCGTTAAACGTAATGGGGAAATCTAATGTCTCACCGCTTGTTGTGATTGTCTCCGTGGTTGCCGAGGCAGCAAATGTCCAGGCGTTTGTCCCTGCCGTAAATGTTGGAGACGTACCGTTGATTGTCAGGCTTCCATATACCGTGATTGCTGTGTTGGCAACAGTGTATGTGGCATTGGCAAATGTAAGATCGTTATACCCGCCAGCAGTCAATGTAAGAGTGAAGTTTCCTGCGGTTGCAGGAACAGAAATATCAAACGAATTTGCTTCTGATAAAGCACCCGGCGTGATTGTCTGAGCTGCACCCAAACTAGGCTCAACAATCTTGGTTGTTCCTGATGTGGTAAATCCTGTAGTTACCCCGTTAAAAACTACGCCAGACCCAGTAAGAACAAGCTTACCTGTTCCAAAGTTTAATACCCGCGTAGTAGTGGAAGTGTTGGTAAACGAAGCGGCTGTAAAAGTGTACGAACTTAACGCAAGCGTTCCTGCCGTAAGTGTGGCCACTCCAGTTATCGTTAAATTATCTTGCAGGGTCCACGTGTCGCCAGCATTGTTGAACGTGATGTTGACCAGTGATTTGCCATTTGACGTGATCGTATAGCTACCTGTGCCCTGCATAGTGACCGTTGTAAGCGTACCGGCCACAGTCATACCAGAACCTAATGTTAGGTTTCCATGTACTTGAAGGTTAGGTGTAGAAGTTCCAGCAAGCGTGCCAGTAAAACCAGTGGCATTAAAAGATAAGCAAGGACGACTTCCACTAACAGTTACAGTACCCGCCCCAGAAGCGGCATCAAAAAACACATCATCAGCCGAAGTAGGAACGGCAGCGCCACCAGTCCCACCAGAAGTGGTAGACCACTTAGTACCGGCAGTACCATCCCAGGTTGCTGTTCCACCTACCCAATACCTATTGGCCATCTAAATCCCCTTATTGCCCAGAGGTGTCTGTTACGTCAATGACATCAACTGGTTCTTGCGGTTCTTGAGGGGGAGCTGTAATTACCGCAATCCAAGCATCGAACCTGGCCTGCTTCATGGCCTCAATCTCTTGCTCAGTATACGTATGATTGGCAGGTAAATGCAGCGCATCAGAAAAGTTAAACGTACCGTTGTCCATTCTGAAGTCAATTTTGATCATCTCTTGTGCCATATATTTCTCCTTTACAGTTCTTGAGCGTAAGCAACTACATCCCAGAAAGAATCTGCTGAATTATAAATACACCCAACATAAACCGTTTTGTTAGCCGGTATTGTTGCTGGAAGCGTTACGGCAATCGCTCTATACCCTCCTGACGATGTTGTCCAAGTAAGCGTCCTAGTTGATGTAATGGCTTTTAAACGAATCGTAAGTTTTTGTCCATCCGTTGGTGTTCCAGATGGAGCCGCTATAGTTGGGTTCGTAGCAAGAGCTGTAACGTTGTATTGATCGCTATCGTCGGCGGTCGGTGTAATTGTGGCAGCGCTAGTTACCGTACCAATCCGAGGCGTCACACGTTTATTGGTAAGCGTTTGGGTCTGGCTTAAACCAACAACCGTCATATCCTCATTTGGAAACGTGTAGGTCTTTGTCGTTGTTGCAGGACCGCTTACCGCAAAAAATCCATTGCCTGTGCCACCGTTAGCTGCGCCCAAGGTTGCCGATGTTGCTGGAACAATTGATGACCCATCTACATACATAGACCGTTCAGCGGGATAGGTCACAAACACATCTTTGCTGCCAGCGCCCCAGTTAACCGCGTTACCAGAATTAGATGACTCAAGAATCGTGTCGCGGCTTAGCGTCGTACCAGAGGCTGTGTATGTACCGATTCCCACTTCCCAGTCTGTTTCGTTAGCCACGGCATAGTAGGTTGTGTTCCCGTCGCCTATAACTGAGAACGACTGATACCCAGCAACCGCACCGTCTAGCGTATACGCCCCGGTGCTCGTTGTTGTGGTGGTTTCTTTAACCCTGTCTTTTAGTACAAGTGCCATGATCTATCCTCTATGCTGCTATGGGAATCCAGTTTGGATTCTGCGCGTCATTTATGACCGTCCAGTTAGGACTATTTCTGCGTGGTGCAAAGGTTACGATGTTTAAGTTCGCCGTGCCAGGTCTTACTTCAAAACTTGGAAGAACCGTTGGAACAGATGTTGCAGTTACCATCGACCCTGTTTGCGGGAACAATGCTCGACCTGCAATTGCATTTGGTGCTACACCAGCAACCGTTACCGCCCCAGTACCGACCTCAATGCGTTTGTCTATGAGCGGGATGTTTCCTTGAACGGACAAAGATCCCGTTACCGTTGTTACAAATACTGCTTGTAATGGCGGAGACCCGGCTACTACTACCGTTCCGGTTCCCGGTGTTATTGCATTACCAATAAATATGATGCTTGGGTCTGAGGCTACTGCTATTGCACCGCTTGCTGGCGAGATAAATGTCGCCGTAATGACTACAGGCTCTTGACCCTCAACGCTGATGTTGCCAGTTTCAGGCTCGTCATTGATACCAAGGGACAGCTCTGGCGCGTACCCTTCAAGCGCTACCTCACCAACAATTGTGGATATGGTGGCACCAACAAGCGTAACCGGGATCTTCCCATCTATAGAAATTGCCCCCGAACCGGGGAAAACTTCATAGTCTTGCTTGATGACTATTGGGTAGCCCTGGACTGTGATTGCTCCAGTCGCAGGCGTGATAATCCGGGAAATCTCTAACGTTGGCGCAAAGCCTAACGTCGTTAATGCGCCAGACCCTGGGGTGATTGCTGCCGAACTAACTACATCAGGAGCAGACCCAGCAACAACAATCTGCCCCGCGCCAGGCGTAACAAATGACGCTACTCTAAGAGTAGGCGCAGCTCCAGCAATGACAAGTGCCGCTGTTGCTGGAACAACACCACCCGCTCCTACTTCAGATGCAAAAGGAGCGCCCGAAAACGGGGCTTGTGCAAACATCTTGCCCCCTTACTGTTTAGGTAAGGGTGAAGACGCCAGTAGCAGCCGGGAGAACGGTAAGAGTGTTGGGCGACGAAACGGTGAACTGTGCGCTCGATAGCTGGCAGAAGCAAACCAACTTACGGGCAGACGCCACACCAGCCGATGCTCCATACGTAATCACAGCGTACTTAATGTTGTTCAACGAAGAACCAGAGGCCGTAAAGGTCAGGCCAATAGTCGAGTACGTGAACTTCATTTGCTTGGCTGATGCCCCCGTTGTCCACTGGCCGGTAGCCGGAACAAGAGCTTTACCACCACTCACGTATCCGCCGGTCGCAGAGATCTGGTTGGTCAACGAACCAAACGTGCTGAGAGTAAACGTTGAAGTGTTACTAGCACTCGTAAAGAGAGCCATCTTGAAGTTACCAGCGCCGAGTTCAATCGTCCCGTTGCCGATGTAGCGTTTGGCAGTGTTATACAGTTGCCATGCGGTTGCAGCCATTTTAAATCTCCTCTAAGTCTGCGCGAGAAGCGCCAGTTTCCAAAATTTGACGGAGTAATCCGCCGTAGATTTCCAACTCCATTACATCACCCATACAGGCAATCAAGTCAATAAACTCTTTGGCCTGCGAAACCATCCACGGATTACAGTGAAAAACTTTGCCGCCGACACGCACAGGAATGACCATCTGGTCATTATTTTCTTGCTGCTCGTAAGCATGGTGCGCTTCACCTTCCAAACAGGAATCACATCCAAAGATATGAAACCGCTTGAATCCCAACATTCTAAACAAAGGTAGCGTCCGCAACAAGACGGTAGATCCGCCAGGAACGGGATACCAATTGGCGTACTCGGTCGCCAGAATGTCACTAATCTCTTCCGCGCTGGTGTGCCAGATATAGCTTCGATCCTTGGGTAACGGATCAAAAACCGACGGGTCACATTGCGATGCAATAAAGTATTTGCAGTCCGGGATGATGTTCTCTACAAACCGTGCGTTAAACGGCCTGGCGTCTACCATGACCATCGCAGAAGGCATCACCCCCGCGTCGATACAGTATTGGTAGGCGTTGTTCAAAGCGATGAGTTTCACGCCCTGGCGGCGCAAACTCTTAATCTCATGGATGTATTCACGCAGGGACGGTCCGCCCCCAACAATCATTGCCTCCACCTCATTGGTTGGATGGGGAACGATCTGCTGGAAACCCTTCCTGATGTTTATTTCAACGTTCTTTTTGAGCGTGTCTAGGTCTACGTTTAGCTTCCCGCACATCTCAAAGTCTTCTGCTGGCACCCAGGTTTCATGCTCTTTGGGCGCTATTTGAGATACCACAACGGTGGGCGGTTCGGACAGGAAAGAAGCAAACATTATTGAGACCTTATCAGGGCGGTTGTAGCCGTGTTGGCAGGCATCGTGACTGTGAATGTTCCGTTGGTCACGATCTTGTCGTTACCAAAATTTAAGACTGCTATGGACCTATTGGCCTTGCTAGAGTTGTATATCAAAGCCCCTCGGCAGGTAAATGACGCCCCGGTCCATTGAGGATTGTCAAAGCTCACATACGCGGTTGTTCCAGACGATTCCACTGTAACATTTGTTACAGTAACCCCACCTGCGGTATAGCCTGTTCCAGTGACTTCTTGGTCCGTGGTATAGACCGTCGTGGATGCCCCTAAATCGGCGTTGGCGGTGTAGAGAGCGATCTTGATGGTATCGGTCAAAAGATCGTGTATACCCTCGTAGAGTTCCGCTTTGAACGACGTGGTCTGTGTTTGAGTGATCATGTAATCGGCACTCTAATCTGGCCATTACGGTAGGCGTCTGACCGGTTCTTGCCTTCGCTAAGCTGTTTCAGAACACTCATAGCTTCATTGTACCGTGCCGTGTAGTTGGCAATCGTCTCCGGCTCACTCTTCATGAATGCCGCAGCCTCAAGCAAAGCACCATACAGGAGCACTGAATCAAAGTTATCCCCCAGCCAGGACGTTCCAGCCGTCACTATTGACTCGGGATAGTAGAAGTAGTGCAGCTCCATCGTGTAGTTGGCATCCGGCGTAGGCCCAAGGATGAACGTGTTTTCATCCCATAACCCATAGTACAGAGGCTTGCCTGATGTCGTTGGATACGGATACGCCTGGCGGATAAAGTTCACATCCTTGTCCAGAAGGTACTCATACTCTCCGGTGACTGGGTCGATAACGGCCAATGAGAACGTTGATAACCAGTCTAACGGGGCAGAAAGATACTGACTTCCGCCTGTTGTTACGCCAGTAGAGTTCTTCCGCAGCGCAAGAATCTGAATGGAATTGTAGATCCGCTGCTCTGCCTCTTGGACAAACGTGGCTATCTGGGATGCAGAGGTAAAACTCCCCACAGTCTCTGGGAAATCATTTTCTGCATAGCCCTTAATTGCAGCGGTCAGTTCCGTGTAATTCACGCCATCGGTCCCCGAGCCATTACACCCTTAGTAGCCGCACCAGTCCCACGGATCTTGATCCCGTCGGTCTTTACATAGTCGCGGCCTGGATCACCAAAGCTCACACGCCCAGCCGGGGTGTTGCAGGTGAAGTCTTTGGCAGCGAGTGTATTGGGATCAGGAGGACGGCTGACAGCCTTCATAGCCTCTTTTGGGCCAATGTCCTTGCCAGTCATCGTATGGGGAGGGGCATAAAGAGCGCCGTCTCCGACCTCTTTGCCCATTACTTTATTGCTGTATTTAGCCATGATTAGATCCCCGTAGCACGTACTTTACGAACCGGCGAACGCTGATTCATCACCTTGGCCATTCCACGGCCATACTTCTTCATGTCCATAGAGGTGGGGCCACCAGCCTTCATTTTTTTGGCCTTGTGCATGGTAGCTTCATGGCCCTTAACGGCCTTCATGGCTTCCCGCTTTGCAACGCCGCGCATTTGTTTCATCATTTTAAACTCCTATTGAGATTGATACAGTTCCTACGGCTGTTGTAGCCACTAAATCGTTTGGCGTCAACCCCGCATCTTCAGCGCTGGCCCCACCTATTGGGTACCATCCCCATTGGAACACTCTACTGCCTTCTGCCGGAAAACCAAAGCCCAGCGGCGCCGTGCTATTGGTCGTAAGCTCCTGCAATCCTGTTGTCCCTGACTGCCTATAACTGACGTCTGGGCGCGGCTCTCTAACGGCTTGTGGATCGTTGACCGGGTACATACCAAGTTGCAACTGAGGCTGATCAGGATCCCAACAGGCCCGGCACACTTTGATCTTAAATGGCCTGGTCTTAACCGTCTGGATACGCAACTCTTTGAGCATAAACCGCTGGTCGCAGCGATCACACTCCGCGATTGCAAACTTACCAGAGGCGAACCTGTTAGACATGGCTTACCCGTAATAAAACATGTTCCTGGGGACGATACGCAATGGTGCTGTATCTCTGTCCTCAGCCGATGCTAGGGTCCACTGCTCTTCGTAATCCATCTTCAGCATCTGAATCCTGGTGGGGTCTATGCCTGGCAGCTTCATGCCTAAGTAGTAAGCCAAGCCAGACACCATGCACGGGATAAGACGGAAAGGAATGTCCTGTACCGTCGTTCCATTACCTGCATCCTGCATCCTACGAAGTCTCCAGTAGACAAACGTGTACTGGTCTCCCGGGGGGTTTGGCGTTGGCCATATGTTCACGCACGGGAGGTTTTGGACCGTGATAACAGGGGTGCCGATAACGTTGTGTCCTACCGCTGTAGTGCCGTTCTGTCCACGGGCGCAGTTGATTAGCGAGTTACCGGAGATGTTCGGGTAGCTGATCGTCTCGTTGTTGATCTTGATGAATCCTGCCGCAGCCAGGCCCGTAGTCGTAGACAGGGGTATGGTCGTGTCAGTGGCCGTAATGTTCTGGGCCAGAAGAATCGTCGTAGGATTGTCGTTCCCAGACTGCCGGTTGAACCAATATTGAATTGGCCTGCCCTGGGTTAGTTTATTGGGGATCGAGGAGTACGTTGGTTCCGCGATGTTGCTGATGTTGATGTCGATCTGGTTCAGTGTTCCAGGATTCTGCCGGATGACCGTATCGAGGATCTGGATGGTATCTACGGGGATCGGATAAATGGCCTGGCCCGTAACCAACGGGAAAGATCCCTGCTCCATCGTCCACAGATTGATACCCCTGTTAGCCCACTCAATGGTCAACAGGTTCAAAGACCGCCTTGCCGTCCGTAAGTCATACCCTGAACGCAACTCACCACCGACGCGCTCAAACGCCTCTTCAATCAGGTTGGAGAGGTCTAGGTTAAATGCTACGGTGCCGGACGTTGGCATATTACTTTCCTAATTTCTTCAGGGTCTGGGCTAAACGTGCTCGTTGACCTATTTTCCCAGGTTTCTTGGCAGCAGCAGCAAGTTTCCCAGCAGGGATCTTCTCACCCTTTTTGACGCCAAGAGATGAACGAAGGGAGCCAGGCTTCTTCACTGCCTCTTGAATCCACATACCAGACTTGGCCGTAACCGTTTTACCCTTGGCCTTTTTGAGCTGATCAATAGGATCTTTGCTCATCTGGTCTTCTTTGGCTGGACTAGGAGTAACCGTTTTCATGTTATCAATCCTTTTTAGTAACTCATGTTCCTGGAAAAAGAAAGCATTTCGTTAGTGAGATCATTGCCTGCGTTGTAGGGTTGTTCAATCACATGGTGCATTGCGTTAGGAGTTGTTTGCCCTTGCGGTGGATAAAATCCTTTTTCCTGAGATTGCCTATTTAGCGCGTTTCTAAACGCTAACGGTGAACCCCCACTAAAATTCATTGCTGAAAATTGTGCGCCTGGCCCTTGGCTCAAAAGATTAGAGTTTGGACCCTTATACATTGACCCCATCTCTTGTTGAGGTGGCTGCATTGGCTGTGGGTACCCCATAGGTTGGGGGTAGCCGACCTGGCCTGAAAACTGCCCACCGTACTGACCATATCTGCCCTGTATTGGAAGTCCGGCTATACCCATGTTCATTTGCTGCGCTCTAGTTGCGTATGGATTTTGGAACCCAAATTGTTGACGCATTAACTGCTGTTGTTGCTGTAACTGTTGCTGCTGCAATTGTTGCGGGGAAGGACTTGCATAAGGGTTTTGCATTGGCTGTTGGCCAAGTCCACGAAATTGATCAAAAATTGATCCAAAAGATACTGGTTGTCGATTTCCTCTTGGAATAAAATCGTCGCCGTACCTCTGCTGCATAGCCTGGAAATCGGGCCTTCCGGTCATCGCATATTGATTTTGACCACTACCCCCTGGGTTGGTTAAGTATGTGGCTTGACCAGTCATACCTGAACCCATTTGACTGCCCATTGGAGAGGACTGGGTTGCATAAGGGTTCTGACCGCCAAATTGATTGACGTTGCTACCCATAGGTTGGGATGTCTGCCCACCAGTCGGCTGCATCGCTGATCCTACTGTTCCTACGCCGCTACCCATTATCGGAACCTCGCTGTCTTTGCTGCAATTGACTTTGGTTGTTTAACGAACTGCTTTCCACCAGCTTTACCAGCTCGCTTCGCTCTAGTCGTCGCTGCATACTCAGCTGGAGATAGTGATTTGATCGCCTTCTCTGGGAGGTAACGTTCGCCAGTAACGGAAGACGGTTTCCCACTCTTAGTTCTCCACTTCTGGGTTCCCCAGTCTTTTAAGCTCTGTTGTGGCTTCTTTAGTGGCATTTACTTCAATCCTTCTTCGTTCCCGGAACACTTGCGCCGCTTTTAAAACCCAGAAAAATACATTCCCGTCCTTCTTTGGGTCATACACCGGGGCCTTGATCACTTATAACCGCCGCCTTTGGCTTTGTACTTCTTGGCTAAGAGTTGGGCTTTTCTGGCTGACCACTGCCCTGCTCCTGTACCCTGAGTTGCTGAACTCTTGATCTGGTTAAAGATCTTTTTGCGTAGACCAGGATTTGTATAAACGCCTGCTTCATTGACGCGAGACTTAACCTTCCCACCATCTTTGAAAGTAGTGAATTTATCGCCATCTTTCCGCCTTCCTATTTTGGCTTCTGGCATCTTTGAAGGGCGAATATCGCCCATTCCGCGAGACGGCCTCATTTAGCACTTACCACCATAGCGCATCTTGGTCATGCCGCCTTTGGCCATTTTGCCCTTACCGTCGGCAGCGAAAGCAGGAACAGACTTCCCACTCTTCATAACCATGGGCATCTTTCCGCCTTCAGCCATCTTGATCATCTTGCCTTTGGTCTTGCCTTTGGTAGCAACACCGTCTTTGCTTGGAGCGGCAGTCTTAACGGAACCCATTTTAGAAGCACCCATACCAGTCATCTTTTTCATACCATTTTCCCTTTCGTTTTGCCTTTAACTGCACAACCATCAGCACGTTTAGATGCTGAGACGGAACCACCAGACTTAAATTTTAGTTGCCGTTTACCCGGCACTTTTTCAATATCTGCTGGGTTCATACCGCCACCACCAGCACTACCACGACTGCCAGAACGACCACTAGAACTACTAGATTTGTTTTCGTTGGCTATTTTTTCTATTTCCGCATTCATCTTCGGGTCTAAATATGAATTACGGAGAATACCTGCAAAATCTTTTATTGGAAGGCCAAACTTTTTTGCTTGACCCTCAATTACTTGTCGGCGCTCTGCGCTAGACTTTGAGTCTTTGTTAGCCATCACAGTACCTTTCCACGCGTCTTACCACGGACAGCGCAACCATCAGCACGTTTAGATGCGGAAGACTTAACAGAACCGCCTTTAGCCATTTTTATTGAGCCACCTTTAGCTTTTAAAGAAGCTGCACGTTGTGATACGGTTCTACCGTAATAAGGGTTGTCTTTAGGACTTCCACTAGCAGGTCTAGCACGAACCCCTTCATCTTTTTCTTCTTTTAGTTTTGTGGTGTACTTTTTCCCACCAAACATAAACGTTTTATCGCCAGCTTTACGGGCCGCAGCAAACGCAGATTTAAAAGACTGCGGACTTGCTTCTGCTTTAGATTCTTCTTTAGCTTCTTCTTTTTTACGAATAATTTCGCCCGTTTCTTCGTCACGGACTCCACTAAACGGATCTATATCGTCACCTTGGTAGGGGTTTGCCATTTTTAACTCCTTTTCTGCGCCATCGCGTCAAGTTTGGCCTCTAGTCTCCGGAAGCCATCATCAAAGTGTTCACGGATCTTATCCAGGTCTTGCCGTACTTCAGCACGAGTGATATGTTCCCGCGCTACTTCCTCCCGAGTCCTGTTAAGCAGGATACTCAGGCGGTTCAGTTCGTCGAACTTGCCCTTAAGCATCATTCCCATGATCGCCACTATCGCGCTTAACACGATATTCCAAAGCATCATCTCCATTTAGCATTTCCACGCCCTGAGGCTCTTATTGATACGGCTATTGGGATCATTGGCGGTTTTGGCTGAAGTCAACTTTTTCTTCATGCCTTTCATACGGGCACAGAATGAATCCCGCCTAGACCCACCTTCAGGCTGCGGGGCTTTAAGACCGGGTTTGCCGGGGTTGGCGGCGTTATAGGAAGCTCGGCCCTTGGCATTAAGACCACCTTTAGGGTTCTTGCCCTCTTTGCGCTGCCATGCTGGAGTCTTAGCCATAGAACACCGTCGCAGTTACGGAAGCTCCACACCCCACAAAAATACCGTTGGGGCAGTAAATACCTTCACCGGGAATTAGTACGGGTAAACCAATTGTATTAAAAGTGTCGATCTCTAAAGCAATACTGCTATACATCGTGACATTACCACTTGTGGTTGTAGTCGGTGCATCTTCACAAGTAAACGTGTTATCACCTGTTTTTGTGATGGTATATGCTCCATCCCGCCCAGTACCAGATGTGAAGTCCAAAAATACTCGATCCCCGGTCTCAAGGCCGTGATTTGTAATAGTCACAGTAATTGTGGCACTCGGGCTTGTACGAGCATATGTACCAGACTTTTGTTGTGTCGGGTCGCACACACAAGTAGTTCTTAAAGACGCGGTTGCGCTTGTCACCGTAATTGACTTTAGCCGAACAGGAATCTGCGTCACCAACAGCCCAGTATTTGCTGCTCTAGCGGATTTAACGTCATATTGCATCATGGCGCTACCCGTAAAAAATAGTCATCGTTACAGTGGTAGACGGCAACAAACAAAACAGACCGCCCTGTGCAAGAATACCTTCACCCGGAATCAGCGTATAAAACGCCGTACCTGAAGAACAATCCAATTCAACAAGAACATACGGATACATCGTCACATCACCACTTGTGGTCAGACTTGCCGTAGTTATAGTAAACGTGTTGGTTGTTACGTTTGATACGGCATATGAGTCATCTACTGCTGTACCGCTAGTAAAGTTAAAGCCAACGATGTCGCCGTTTGACAGACCGTGATTAGCAATAGTAACCGTACAGGTTGTTGAGCCTGGAATATCGTACGTACCTGACAACGCACCCTGAGTATCAACCACACATGAGTTAAAAGTCGTCGAAGTTGAAGGCGATATAACTACACCCTTTAGCCGGGTACGGGCTGCATAGGCAAGCGAGGAACTTGTCGCGTGAAATGACTTTACGTCATATTGCATTGCCATCTTGTATCTCCGAGATCGGCGTTGGGTCAGATAGACCTAGGTCCGAAAATTTCAGCCCCTCTTCCTCGGGGAGATCAAGTCGTGCAAGTAAGGCTTTCATGGTATCCACTGCTGCCTGGGATGCAACAGCCACGTCATGTGCGTGGTCCCGTTGCGCTTGCATTTTCTCGATCTCCGCTAGAAGAAACTCTTTAGTTATCTGCATTAGCTAAGAGCTGTAGAGCAGAGGAGATAGTACGTACTGCCAGCAGAGTCCTTAACTGCAATTCCATCCGTAATGGTAGGAGTGGTTGCAGTCTGGAACATTGCAGCCGGTGCCGTGAACAACGTACCGACCGTGCCCGTACCAGAGTTAGTGAAACGAAGGTATGTAGCACCCGTCCAAGAGCCACCAGAAGCAAAGTCCGAGTCAACTTGAATCGCTGCAATTGTGCCACCAGGATTCGTAGATGAACCGCCAAGGGTCACACGCAGAGCGTTACCAGCACCGGAGATCGTTCCAGATCCATTAATGGACAGGGAGATATGT